GGATTCGTAGTACCCTATACTGCGCATAAAGCTTGGACTGTTGAGAGTTCAAGCCTAGCAGATTATGGTATAGAACTCTTCACAGCCCAGGCTACAGGATCCTACACGGGGATCTTTAACCCAGCTCTTTCCGATACTACCGGACAAGCTAACTCAGAATATAGTACTCTAGTATACAGGTCATTAAAACACCTCTACTATTCCGGAGTACATACCGGCGCCGAATCTAGTAGTTCGTACGAGGATTATAAGCAAACTACCCTGTATTCAAGCATGTCTCGTGCTATTATAGATGACATGCTGACTATCAGCTTGCCTCGTACAATCATAGGATCAGCAGTAAAACCCGGTACCTTTGCACTAGGAACAGGAGACAACATTTCTGCATACGTTTCTGGCGGATATGTACTAACAGGGTACGTATTTGGGGGTAGTACAGGAAACTATATGGTTTACGATGACGGAGAAGGTAAGCTTTATGCTAGCGGAAGTACAGCAAAAATTGGGGATATTATATACACTCACGGTCTTGCAATACTAACCGATTCAGCCTCAATCTCTTCAATAGAATCTCTTCCAAGCTACAGTATGCATTGGCAATCTACTTACGAAGTATATACCCATAATTACAAATGCAGAGTAAGAGAACAGGACTTTAACTACTCTCAAAATCCTTCAATTAAATCAGGAAGCAACGGAGACATTTACGATTTTGCTACCGGAAGTTACTTCCAGCCTTACGTTACCACTGTTGGATTATACAACGATTCCAACGAACTTATAGCAGTAGGTAAACTAGGTCAACCGGTACCTAAATCAAGGTACAACGATATGACTTTCGTAATTACATTAGACATTTAAAACATGACAGAACCCAACTGGACCTATAAGGGCAGGATGGTAACTGAACTTGGAGATATGCCGGAAGGTACTTTCGGATTCATCTATCAGATTACTCACAGTCCTACCAATAAAAGATATATCGGCAAAAAAGTTCTGTATTTTACTCGCAAAGTAAAACTAACTAAAACAGAAATTGCTGAACAGACCGGCCCCGGCCGCAAACCTACCACCAAGCTTGTAACCAAGGAAAGTGATTGGAAAACATATTACGGATCTAATAAAGAGTTCTTATCTTTAACTAAGATTCACCCTAAAGAAGAATTTCAGAAAGAAATCTTAGAATTTGCATCAAGTAAAAAAATGCTTACCTACTACGAGTGTAAATATTTATTTAAATACGATGCCATTGAGAATAACCCGTTATACTACAACGATAACATCTTAGGTAAATTCTACAGGAAAGATTTTCTATGAAACTGACACAAGCCCTTTTAATTGAAGATAACAGCTACGGAAACAAAGCATACCAGGAGCTTGTAAGCAAGTTTAAGCAACAGGATGGTGAACAGATCGGATACGGCCAGAACGGAAGCGTATTTGATATGGGTGTTGAAGGATGGGTCTTTAAAGTAACTAGTGATATGTTTGAGATGGAAGATGCTCAAAAAGCTAGCGGTAAAACTTTCAAGTATCTAGCAAATATCGGGGAAGCAGAAGAACATAAATCCGGTAATGCAGGGTGGTACGAAGTAGAAAACCTTAGAAACGCTCCTCAAGAAATTTACAATGCACTAAAGGACGGATCAGTTCTGTACGACTTTGATATGTACGTTAACACGGGAGATAAGAAACATCTCAAAGATACCCCAGACAAAATCCAGGCCGGAGGTAGGGAATATTCACTTCATAATTTCTTCACAGGAGTTCGTAAGGAAATGCTAAGTGCCGGTATTGAGACTGACAACATAGATCTAACCGGAGATCTTAATAATATAATGATGAACAGTAAAGGCGATCTAAAACTTATTGACTATTAAGTTGCTCGCTAAGCATTTCGTTCTTATATTAAGGTTATAAACTATTAAAACTCCTAATGGAGAACCCTATTTTATTAAACGCTGTAGAAAACGTTTTAGGAAAGTCGCATAAGAGAGCTAGAGATAACTACGCTTTCAATTGCCCTTTCTGCAATCACCGCAAGCCTAAGCTTGAGGTTAAAATGTCTACAAACGAAAAGGGAGAGAATCCATGGGAGTGTTGGGTGTGTAATACCCGAGGCCGTTCCTTGAAATCCCTTCTCCGGCAGATGAAACTTAGCCGAGAAGAAGCCAATCAGGTACTGCAATATGTTAGAAAAGGAGAAACAGCCGACTACGAAGTAACGTTTGTAGAACTACCTAAAGAATTCCAGCCTCTAGCAACTGCTTCATTAACTTCGGTGATTGCAAATAAAGTTAGAGGCTACTTATACCGAAGAGGTCTAACAGATAATGATTTTATTAAGTATAATATCGGGTACTGTATGACCGGTGAATATGCCGGAAGAATAGTCGTACCTTCATACGATGATAATAATCAGTTAAACTTCTTTGTTGCGAGAACTTTTGAGAATGACTATTTTAAATATAAGAACCCGTCTGCCTCAAAAGATATTATTGGTTTTGAAAATATGATTAACTGGGACCAGCCTGTCGTACTTGTTGAAGGAGTGTTCGACGCTATGGCTGTTAAGCGTAACGCCGTCCCGATCTTAGGTAAATCTATATCTAAGAGCTTAATGCTGAAATTAGTGTCGAATAAGGTTCAGGACATTTATATAGCGTTAGATAAAGACGCTCTAAAACGTGCGCTAAGCTATTGTGAGCAATTTCTCTCAATGGGTAAGCGTGTGTTCCTTGTCGACATGTTGGATAAAGATCCTTCAGAAATGGGTTTTGCTAGTTTCACCCGCCATGTACAACAGTCTCAGGAGCTAACCTTCAGCGACCTCCTAAGATACAAATTAGATTTATAATGATTTATCCAGGTTCAAACTTCCTACTGGAACATAAACAAAAACGCATTCAGTTCGATGGAGAGCTAAAGCAGATCACCCTCCCGGACCGTCGGGTCTACAAGAGAGGTGAAGGGCTTTACTATCCTTCGGTTACTACTGTGCTACAGCACATGCCTAAGAATAAGTTCTTTGAGCAGTGGATCAAAGACGTAGGTCATAACGCCGATCTTATCATGCGTAGAGCAGGTGAGGAAGGTACGGCTGTACACGATGCTGTAGAAAGCTTGATTAAAGGTGAAGAAGTTACCTGGATCGATGATTACGGCAAAGCTAAGTACGCATTAATTGTATGGCAGATGATCAACAGGTTTGCAGAAGCCTGGAGAGAGATGAAGCCTGAAATCATTGCAACAGAGGAATTTACTTTCTCAGATACCTACAAGTATGCAGGTACTGCCGACATCGTTGCCAAGATCGGGGACGAGGTTTGGCTGCTTGATATCAAAACTTCTAACTCCCTGCACAAATCTTACGAACTGCAGCTTGCAGCATATGCTAAAGCATGGGAGGAAATGTACGGTCAAAAGATCGACCGTACCGGTATTCTATGGCTAAAATCAACCAAGCGTACCCCTTCAAACAAAGACGGAGTATTCCAGGGTAAGGGATGGGAGCTAAAGGTAGTTGACAATATCGAAGAGAACTTTGAACTCTTCCAGCTCATCTACAAACTCTACCTTCTAGATAATCCAGCCGACGAACCAGTATTCCAGACATATCCTTTATCGCTAAAGTTGTAAGCTATTTATAAAGAGCCTATCTTTAGGGTGATAAATAGCACAAAATGGGAGGAAACGTATTCGGAACTACAGATAAGATTAAGAGGGAGGACATCAAGCCTACCCTTTTAAACTTTTTAAAAGAATTTAAGAGACTTTTTCCTAAAGCAGAACCGCATTTTAGCCAAATGCAAACTTTAGGATCTGTAGGAAAGAAAGAGGTTTCTGGAGATATTGATTTAGCTATTTCCAATCAAAGCTTTGATAAGATTGAAGATTGGGGACTAGATCAGGCCCACGTACAGGAGCTTTTTGACCTATTCAAAAAGAGATCAAGAACTGCTTCGGAAGATCAGCTTATGAAAAGAGCTGTGATTGTAGCTATTGCTGAAAAAATTCAAGATGCTGATACCGATCTAGCAGTAGACGTTAAGGGATCTTCTGCAGGTGCTTTGTTCTTACAAGCCCCTCAATACAACGAGGCAGGAGAGCAGTTAGATAGAAACGTTCAGATTGATATCAACGTAGGGGATGTAGACTGGCTTAAGTTTGCATACTACTCTAGCGTCTATTCCGGCAATGTGAAAGGTCTGCACCGTACCCAGTTACTGGTAGCCTTGTTTGCAAACAAAGGATATATCTTCTCTCACAACTACGGAGTAAAGAACAGAGATACTCAGGAAGTAGAAGCTTCAACTCCTGCACAGGCAATCGAACTTCTAAACAAGCTCTACAAAGCAGACTTTACTCCTGAGATTCTAGAGAACTACTTCAGCGTAATGGATTCTTTGAAGAAGAACCTAAGTGAGCAGGATCTTAACAGGGTATACGACATCTACCTTAAGATCCTTGATAGCACAAGAGCCGACATTCCAGAAGATCTTCAGGATTACTGGATTAAAAATCAGGAAAGACTCCAGCTTAAAGGTAAGTTCC